TTCTGCCATTTGAAGGATAACCTTTTTCTCCTTGTCTGAAACCTTCTGCTTGTTTGTCAACTTCATGTCTTGAAAAAAAACTAAACATTCTTTTTATAGTTTCATCTGATAAATTTTCATTATTTAGAATCTGATTTGCTCTTTCAGCACCAATCCTAGTTCCACCTCTACCATGCTCTTTACGCCAATCTAAGCCTTTTCTAGCTTCTGATTTCATACCTTGAGTTGGTTTACTCATCCTCTATATCTCCGCCTTGTATCTTAGCTTCTACTGGTTGTTTTTGACCAAATGGTTGGTAAGCTAGTTCAATGCCATATTGTTTAGCTAGTTCTATTTCTTTTTGATGTTGTTCAAATAACTCTTCGGTATCTCTACCATAAGCAGCAGCTATATCTGAATAGCTTATTGTTCCATTTTGTAAGCCTATTACGTTTGACTGCATTTCTTTTAATGGGTCAATCCAAGCAAAACTTCTTGGTATGAAGTTTACTGAGTTAGAGAATTTATCAAATTTACCCATTGGAAGATTTATATATCCAGTAGATATAACCATTTCTAACCATGACTGAAATATTGGATTTACAAAATGCTCAATCGTAAATTGTTGATATATTTGAAACATACTTCTATCTTCTAAAGCTCCTTGCCTGATGCTAGAGTAATTAACTGAAGTTAAATCATTAGATAATGAGTGATAAGAAATATTTAAACCTGATGCGATACTTCTTAATACACTTGTTGTAAATGAATCAAAAGCAGATGTTGGATGTGTAGGGTCAAATGCTTTGAAGTCCATGCCTTGAGGTAATTGTTCAAATACACCAGCCTGTGCGTTCATTGTTGGATTAAAGGTGTCTTCATACTGACCATCGCCAACATAACCATCACCATCAGGTGAAGTAAAGAAACCCATTTTAGATGCACCAACTCTAGCTGCAACGATTTCTGCTTCTAAGTAACCATTTAACATCTTCACATTAGCCATTGCTGTAGCAACCAAAGAAACACCTCTAGTTTGTTCTGCTCTAGTAGGTAGGTAAGCATGGATAATCTCATCAGCAGGGACTCTAATGTGTTGTGCTTGAGCTAGATAAACCCTATCGTATGGATGGTCTTTGTATAAGTGATATGCAACTGGCTTGTCATATTGATCTACTTCAACACCCATTTTTATACGATTTCCTGTAGCTTTATATACATCGTTTTTATTTTCATCTAAATGATCTGCTTCTAAAAACTGTAATTGAAAACCAAAAGGCGAATTGCCATCCTTAATCTTTCTAATTAAAACTTCACCATCTCTACATAAAGATTCAATAAATATCTTTTGACAATCTAAAAATGATAATCTTCCATTGATAGTACAATTACCAACTTTTGACCACTCTTTCCAAGCTGACTCAATGAGCTGGTTAGCAGCAAGGTCTAATGAACCATTGTCATTACGAGACTTACTACTAACTCTTATGCCATGCTTACCGATAACATTAGATACCATCAGGTTAAGGTATCGTGCAATATAGCTATCGTTCCTTGCTAACTCTCTTGCTCTATCTCTGAGTATTCTTATGTTATCTTTTATTTCAGCATCAGCACTTGTAGAGCTTGTTACAAAATCTGCAAACAATCTACCAGTATTAGCACCAGTATAACTTCTTCTATAAGCCTGTTTCTTTTTCTTTTTAGGCTCATTAATGCCTAATATTCTGTTATACCATGCCATTATGTGTAACTCTTAGGTGTAGAATCAGCAGAACTACCAAAATTAACTTTAATAGTGTTTCCTGACCCTCTTTTGTTTTTAATTCTTAGTTGTTTAACTTCTTTTAAGTATTCAGCCTTATATCTAGCTCTAAATGTTAAAAGTTCGTCTATAGACATTCTTGATAATGACCTTCCAGCTATAGACATAGATGATTGGTCAATATTAGCTCTATTCTCAATAACAGCTTCTACTGCATCTAAAACAATTTTTGCATGACTTCTAACTGAAGCGGTTGTAGTAGCGTAATTATCTTGAACTTCTACAAAACCTTCTTCTAGCTTAACCCTTGCAGAGTCAGAGCTTCTAGTTATGTAAGAAACCCAATTATAATTACCCTTTGTGTAAGAAGCGGTACTTGTAGCTTCTACAACATAAGTATTATTAGATTCGGTAGCTGTTAATGTAAAGTTAGAAACTGTAGCACCATCAACTAAATTGAACTCGTATGATAGTACATAAGAAGCTACTGGATAATCTTCTGATAAATCGTCTCTTTTCCATGCCCAAAAGTCTCCCAACTGCAATTCAGTAGGAACTTGTGATGGATAATTTGTTGAATCAAATTTGTTGCTCAAGCAAAAACCTCATAAATGTTTTAGATATATATCAATATAACACTATGGTTTTCTAGCAAAAAGTCAACATATTGAGCAAGAAATGTCAAATTACTTCCAAGAAGTAGCAAAATTACCTCTATTTATGCCTTTTTGTGGCTTATTTTGTGAACTTTCTTTAGGTTTTGCTTGTTTTGTCAGTATTCTCTCTTCTATCGTATCATAATTTGGGTTTAAAATATAAATGGCCGCAAAATTATAAACCAAAGTGTCCAATGCTTCGTTTCTTGGTCTTACCTGTTTCCAAACAAGCGATTTTCTACCTCTTATGAATTTGGTTACTCTTTTTTCTGCTGTTAGCTGTTTAAAGTATTCTTCATCTAAATCTGAGCAAAAATGCAAGGTAGTTGTGTCATTTTCAGCAGATAGACGTGCAAATATAGCTTCTTTTGCCGAATCTGTGCCTATTCCATATAAAACCGCTTTGTTTTTCCCTACAAATGTCGGTCTATTGGCTATTGGCTTACCAGCCTGAGATAAACCTTTGACCGCAAAGATTCTCCTAGATTGTCTTGGTTTGGTGAATTGATAAACCATGTTTGTATGATGTCCACCTGAGTCAATAGTGCAACATGATATAGGTATAAGTCTCTCAGATTCTGTTTTGAACCTTCTTTTTAAATAAGAATCTAGGTCTGCCCAAACATTTTGAGCATTTGGGTCACCCCAAAATATCTTATAGTCGCATACCCATGCTTCGTAATTCTTACCCCACCCCACCAATTGCAGCTCCAGCCTATCCTTCTGCGTGTCAACTCCAGCAGTTAAGATTAAAACATCTTCAGGTATGGCTGTGTAATCGTAATTTAATCTACGTTCTAATAAAGATTCATATTCAACAGATTCTCCTTGTTCTTCCCAAGACTCTCCTAAAGCGGTGTTAATCCAAGTTTTTAACATCTCGGGTTGTTTTTTAGCTTCAAGAAAGCTCTTAGCCATATCTGCCCATGTTGACCAAACTGAATAAAGCTCTGATATATGAAATCCTGCTGTATCTGACCTAGGCTCGGATGCTATCCACTCACCATGTTTTAACATCCACTGTTTCTTAGACTCATCAATTATAGAACCGCACTCATTACAAGCATAATTAGCGGTTTCAGGTTTATTTTCTTCCCAAACCACGTTTTTCCACTTTAAAACTTGTTTTTGATTACATTCAGGGCAAGGCACATGATAGTAGCGTTTATCTGATTCCTCAAAAGCAGTTTCTATTCTTGATAGTCCTTTTATAGTTGGTGTAGAGCACATATATATCTTTTTGTTCCAAAATGTAGTTGTTCTCTTAGTTGCTAGTGATATGGGGTCACCCTCTGCTCCAGCAGAAGATTCATATCTATCAACCTCATCAGCAAGTACAATTCTAATTGGCCTTGATGCTAATCCTGATGCTGAGTTAGAGCCAACTATATTCAGATTACCACCTGCAAACTTTTTGGATAAAACTGTATTACCACTATCTCTGCTTTTTGGGTCTTTGACACAATCTCTAATCTTTTCAGAATCACGAATCATAGTAGCAAGTCTATCTTTAGAAAAGGCTTGAGCCATCTGAAGTGTTGGTTGCATGATTAACATAGGAGCTGGGTCTTGATCTATGTAGTAACCTATAACATTAAGCAATATCTCGGTTGCACCAACCTGTGCACTCTTGATGAAAGCTATTCTTTGAATGTCAGGGTCATTAAAGCAATCCATAATCTCTCTTTGATATGGTGCTCTATCTGTACGCCATGCACCAGCTTCTGCTGAAGATTCAGGCGATAGTTTTCTATAGGCATCTGCCCAGTCGCTAATCTTTAGATTCGGTGGTGGAGTCCATGTTTGGTTCGTCTCCTTTATCACCTTTTCTATATTTTTGAGGTATTCCATCTTGAGCCAGTTCGTTTAGTGCTTCATGCACTTGTTCTTTTATTATAAGTTCAGCTTCAGCATATTTATCAACAGTTATGACTTGATGTGCGATTCTTGATGGCAATCCTAGAAGTTTAGCTCTAGCGTTAGCAACATAATCAACCCAAGTCTCTTCAACCAATTCTGCTGGTATTAGTTTGGCTTCCATCTCTTCAACTTCTAACTCAGCCTTTCTAGCTTGAGCAGCAGTTAGTTTTGTTTTCTCTTCAGCCATATCACCTGAGCCATCTTTTTTGGTGTACCTAGCAGCCTTTCTCAAAAAGTTTATATATTGTACTCTACAAGAATCTATATTTACTGGTGATCTACCAGCACCAATCGTAAACACACCTCTTCCGATAAGGTCACTTACGCTTTGTGGTGATAAATCTAAATGTTCCGCTAAATCTTTTCTTGTAGCCAATGTTTAATAATGTGTTTTGGTGAACTAATACTC